GCAAGTACAAACTCAGTAGCAATACCCCTTACTGCACTTGCACCACTTGAAGATTTAATCTTAAACAAGTATCGTGCCACCCATAATGACGTATCATTAATGTAGGTATTTATACTACTAGGTGACAAGTAGTTTATACCATGTGCTTTGAAGGGGTTATTGCTTAGCACTATGCGTTTTCCACTTCAATAAAGTTATCCTCTGCACTAACAATACTGTCAACTGCTTTGGACATATCTTCATCGACAGACTTTTGAGAAGCCTGTTCATTCCACTCTGAAACTATGTATTGATTATAGTTCTCTATCCAAGATAGAAAATCTGCAAACATAGTTTGGTCTGTATCAGATAAACTAATCTTCTCTGATAAGTTTAAAGTGCTAGTAGGCAAGTAGAACTGACTACCATTAGGTAGTTTTCTAGCTTCAGTAGCTAGGCTAATAGTGTGTTGCACAGGAAGTGCTTTCATCTTAGCTAACTTTGTAAAGTTACTACCTATAGTTTTGAACGCATCTCTATTATCTATCTCCCATATAAATGGAGTAGTTTCAAACGCAATCTCTTTACCTTGAGCATCAGTAGCATCATGTAAATCTACTAAACCAAATATGACTCTTACACGTTTAATCTGCTTAATTAAATCTTTAGTCTTATCAGGTAATGCATCAAAGTCTTGAATCCATCCTGCAGGTTTTCCACAATTAAAACCACCTTGGTTATCCTTCAAATCTTTATTAAGATTATCTGCCATAACTGTCTTATGGTATACACCCAATGGCTCTCCTGCTTTTGCAGACATATTCTTAACAAACCTTTTATACATATATCTTTGCATGAAAGGTCTGATGGTAGCAGTCTTACCATATAAGATATTACCCTCAGGTATATCTAATTTGTAAGTGCCACCCTTAACTAGAATCTCATCACCCTCTATGATAGGGGTGTGTTGTATTCTAAATCTAGGTAACTGTTGAGTCTTCTTCTCAGTAGAGGAAGAAGTCTCGTTGGCTATACCCATAGCCTTTGCCATAGATTCATAATTATTAGTGTCTATGGTCACTAGGTTTGCTTCAGTCATACATTTTCTCCTTTCTTATTTTAAAATGTCTCATAGTTATATCAGTTAATATCTTTAGTGTCAAGCCAATTATCTCCTATTTTTGATTCTAATAATAATGGTACATTAAAGTCTATTCCAAACTCGTTGTTTATAATACTATTTATGTCTTGATTCATAGTTTTCAAGATGAAAACAACTTTATTTATTTCATCAGGGTGTACATCAATAACTATTGAATCGTGTACTGTGTTTACAATACAAGACTGTAATAATTCTAATCTATTTTCTATGTGATGAAGAATCAAAGGCACTATGTCTGCAGTTGCAAAGCTCTGCACAGGATAGTTCTTTATCTGTGTAAAGTGTGACACAGAGCCATTCATTCTTCTCTCTACATCAGGAAAACTAAACTGTCTTCCTGATGGTGTTGTAATACTACGTTTTTCTAGAGCCTCTTTAGCCAATTTGGAATGCCAAAGTGCGATGCCTTTGTACTTTTTCGTGAAGTCTTGGTAGTATTTCGCTTCTGCTTTCGACCTACCGAACCCTGTCGCACCATACAACGGAGCAAAGGTATGTGCTTTAGCATCTTGCCTAGTAGTGTACTGACCTGATTTCGTAATGACGTTAGCAGTGTACGTGTGAACGTCAAATCCTGTTTTAATTTCATTAATCGCTACCTCATCTTGTGATAAATAGGCTGCAGTTCTAAACTCTAACTGTGCAAAGTCTGCTTCTAGAATCTTGCCACCTGTCCAACGTGAAACAAATACCTTCTTTACAGGAAACGTGCCACCTCTAGGCATATTCTGCATATTAGGGTCTGCTCCACTAAACCTGCCTGTCGCAGTTCTATGTTGTAACAACCTAACATGAAGCATACCATCAGACTTAACGTGTGCCTTGATACCTTCAACAAAAGAAGATAGATAACTATCTAACGCAGACAATCTCTTCAAGTCTTGAAGAAACTGACTAGCTTCTGTCATATTGTTACGTTGTGCCATACCTTGTAACATATCTAAGTTACCTTTGGATACACCAAAGCCATTAGCACTTATCCATTTAGCATTGGGTGCATTAAATCTTAACCCTGCTATATTACTTCTATCATTATGAAAATGATAACCAAGACCATTACAACTAGGGTCTTTATTGGGAATAGAGTAAAGAGTTCCATCTTTTTTTACCTTTCTTATCTTGCCTGTGCCATTACAGGTCTTACACATTACTGCTTTTGTTTTATATAAAATATCAGAGTTCTCTCTGACACTATATTTAAAATCTTCTACACTCATGTGAGGAGTAAATTCATTTCCCCACATGGCTTTGTCTTTAGGCTTTCTACTATAGATAACCCAAGACATTTGTTCAGGACTATTGAGATTAATAGGAGTATCCCCCATAAGTTTTCTTACTTGTACAGATAATCTTTCTTCTATCTCAATTTTCTCCTTCTCAAATTCTTTTCTTACAGATTCTAAGACATCTTGGTTTACCTTGAAACCATTTCTGTGTGTCCTAGCTAGAGTCATTGCTACTTTATTTGTAAGTATAACTGTGTCCATAAGAGATGAGTTAAGTAACTGCTTATACTGACTAGAACACAACTCTTGCGTTGCTCTCAAGTCTGCTCGTAAGTATTCTGTCAATTCATCCTTTGGTATCTCATCTACACCCACACCTTTAGCAAAGTATTCTTTTAGAGTGTCTTGCTTCTGTGTATTTAACTCATGTCTTTCTGCACAGGCTTCTAATGATAAAGAATATTTATCAGGGTTACCTCTGCTCAATACATATTCTGATAACATGGTATCAAATATAACACCATCATATTTAAAGCCACACTCCCACAACCACATCAAATCATATGTAATATTGTGTCCTATTAATACTGTGGCTTTATCTAGTATATCTTGTACACCTATGAATCCACCATCCATATCGAATATAGATTCATTTCCATTGTCATCACGACAACCAACCATAACTAATTTATTAGTAGGTTCGTATGGGTCTAAATATAATCTACCATCTCTTTTGGTTACTGTATTTTCTACATCTATTACTATCTTCATGCACTATACCTCGCTGTATATGGATTAATATTACAGTTAATCATTCCATGCCAACCTGTAATTTTGTTCTTAACAACATTTAAATGTCTCATGTTAGACTGCTCATCTACACCCTCGACATTTGCAGGTTGACCTATAAGTATCATAAGGTCTGCTTCTGCTGCCTTACCTGTACGTGAGCCTTCCATCATAGCCTGATTAAGAACTTGTCTTCCCTCTGCTTCTGCGTTCAGTTGTGACATATAGAATATAACACAATCATATTGTTTTGCAATCTGTCTTGCATATATCGCATTTGCTTTGAGTGCTTCATCAGGTCTTGCATAACCTGACATACGTGCAAACTTATCTCCCATGTCTATTACTACAACATCAGGCTTTACACTCTTACACATACTTTCTACCCATGTCATGTCTTGTCCTGTCACATCTTTAATCTTCAGGTTAGGGGATACAATCTTATATCTGTCTCTAGCCTGTGATGGATTATCCTTTATCTCATACTTATCCATATTGGATGAAGCAGTAAGATACCTGAATCCAACTCTATCATAAGACTCTTCGTTACACAAGACAACACAGTTAGCACCTTGTCTTGCAAAGCCATTCTCTCCTACAAGAAGAGATGCATGGAAAGATGTCTTACCTGTATTAGGTCTAGCACCTATCTCTACAAGATAGCCACCATTGACACCTTCCACTTTCCTAGCTAACTCAGGTAGATTAAAAGACCAACGTGTCTGTTGGTTCTGCTTTGCTATCAAAGTATCAAATGATATATCATCCCATTCAATATTCATCTCAGGTGTGAAATCATCATTATACTTTTCTAACAAGTCACGTAATGGTTTCATGCTTGTTTGTGTACCATTAACAAAATCAAAACCTAAGTTAGCTACGTCTTCTCCTATAACTTGTTGGAACAGTTTAGATAACACATCTTGTGCTACATCTGTTCCCATAGGTTTCTGTCTTTTAATATCATTAAACAGAGCAGAGTATCCCTGCTTCTGTGCAGTTGTCATAGCAGGATTGCTTGACAAAAACAGAGCTTCTACCTCATCAGGTGAAATATCTCTGTTGTATTTTTGTATAGCTTTATCAATAGTGTGCTTGATAGTTCTAGCATCCTTGCTAAATAATCTATCAGGGCATCTCGCACCTCTATGGTCTTCATAGAAGTCTTTATTCATTAAGCTACGTAGTAGTGATAGTTCCATGTTGGTTCTCCTTTGGGGTTAGTTTATGTAAATTAATTATGTCATTATCCGTTGCATACTTTAAGTCATCCTTTAGTTTTAAAACTCTTACGTCATCTACGTAACCTCTTAACTCTTTTGCAAAGGCTAGTGTCTTGGGCATTGCATCAGGGTCTAAGGCTATTATAGCAGTTGAGAACTGTGCTAGGTATCTCTTGTGTGAATCGCTTAATGATGTTCCCAACACAGCTACCCCTACATAAACACCATTGCCTACAACAGATGCACTCACACAATCCTCAACAACTACTGCCACTTTACCATAGCCATATGTAAAAGGCAAGTCACTTTTTCCATATCTTTTCCATTTAGGTAAACGGAATCCTACAGAACGACCAACTGCATCGACAATTAGTCCGTTCTTTTTGATAGGAAATACAACCCTCTTTTCTTTTACATCATAATAAAGTGGTATCTCTTCATAATTTAACCCAAACTCATAAGCATATCTACGAACCTCAACTCTATCGTTGTGGAATACTACGTGTTCAGGCATATTAAATTCTTTTTCCATCCTCTTTGCTTCAAATACAGAGTTTTTAATATCATCTACAGATAAATTGACTTTCTTTGTACCTGATATTGGGCAAGAAGATTTGTAACAGTTCCAAACTAACCTACCCATGTTGTTGGTTACTGTAAATGTTTTATATCCATTACAACTAGGGCAGTTAGTTCTTCTTGTTTCTCCTACACTTAAATGTAAATCATTTATATAATTAAATATATTCATATTATATACTCTTATTGTAATTATTACGTAATGTCAAGGCATTTTCTGCACTAGCATACGTATTTTTCATGTAAGGCTTGACCGATTGTGGGTTTGCATGACCTGTAACGGACATAATCTGACCCATAGGCACACCTGCTTCTACCATTTCAGTAGTTCCTGTCCTACGTAAGTCCGATATACGTAACTCATTCGGCAATCCTGACTCTTTTATTATTCTTCGTGCTACTTTTGACAATCTTTGCATAGCATATGGACTGTAAACACCCTTCATTGGTGTTGGATAGGGTGCAACATAGGGTTGAAAGTCATAATCTTTTGCCTGTTCTTTAAGCATTTCTAATAAGTCAAGAGAAATAGGCAGGTGTACCACACTTCTTCTCTTTGACTGTTGCAAATTTAACACACCTTTGTCAAAATCTATGCTAGAAAACTGTAACATTCTCATATCTCCTACCCTCTGACACCATTCGTATGCCATTTGTACTATCAATCCTAAGTTTCTATACTTGAAATCGTTGTAACAGTAGTTAAGAAATATCCTAACTTGTTCTTTTGTCCAAGTAACATTCCTTATATGAGTAGTTTTTCTTTTGAAAGTAGAGAATGGATTGCTCTCTGCATATCCCATCTCCATTCCAAACGAATACATCTTACGTGCAACTGCACATACTGAGTTAGCTAAGTAAGTTCCCCTACTCAACCATACCTCATATCCTCTTCGTGCAGTCGCACCTGTCATGTCAGACAATAAAATACTTGACATCTTTTTTCCGTCAACTTCTGTGTTCAACATAACGTTGCAACAGTATTGATAATCATGTTTAGTTTTGTCTGCTAAGTTATTGTAATCGTTAGACAAAAGGTACTTTTCATTAAGCGATTTTAAGTTCATCATTCTCCATCCATTTTGGTTTCTCTGTATACTTGTACCTCGCAAATTTAGATTTGTCAACAATATAAAATTTACGATACGCTTCTATAGGCATAAACTCATCAGTCTTCAAGTCATCATGCCCACTAAAACATTGTGGGTGTGCAGTCATCTTACCATCAGGTAAATACATTCTACCATCCCACAAGGATGCAAAATGTTTAGTCGCACCATGATACTTGTTGTATCGTGCAGTATATTCTTTTAACATACAACCTAACAAACAAAATGCAAAAGTATAATTACTTTTGTTTTCCATTGCCCATAATGTGCATGGATGCTTTTGATGTACAGGTTTGTACAAATCATTTTCTTCTGCAAAGCTAGGTGCATGATGCCATAGCACAGTACACAACATCTGCGTTTCTTCTAGTGGCATCTTAACTATATGTTGGTCACATAGAGATGATGCAATCTTGCTTGGTGTATCTTCTATAATAAATCTATTCATAATCCTACTCCCATAAATCCTAGTATGAATGCCATGCAACACATACCTAATATAAACCATATTAATTCATCGTTATTCATGTTCTCCCCCTTTATCATTGTTATCTAACTCAAACCTTTTGCCATTGTAATATATAGCACGACTACGACTAGGTGTATGATAACCCTTCTGTAGAAAGAAACTAGGCTTTCTCTTAGCAGTCTCAAACGTAGCTACAGTTAACACAATAGCAGCCAATATAAATACGTGGGCAATCGCAGTTATCCCAAACATCCACATACTACCAAAGTACATAGAGAATGCAATGCACCACATCCATGCTAACACTTGCATAATCATATGCCTAGTATTTAGGTCAGGTATATGTCGCAAGGGATTGTGTTCATAGTTCATGATGGAATCCCATGTATTATAAATTAATCTTTTCATTCGCTATTCTCCTCTATTTTAAGTTCTCCATATAAGTAAACACCATAGTCATAACCTTGATTGTAATAGTGATGTGATTTTTTTTCATCTCGTTCTCCACG